AAAATGATTATGATAATGTTATTAAAAAAATGAAATCATTGGGGTTCAATTCGTCCAACGAACAAGGATATTATATGTTGCGTATTCAAAATGAATATTTGGATGCGAGAACAGGCAAGACCAATATCTCAAAAATTAGAACAGAGTTATCTGGTATGAATATCATACAAGAATACTGTAGAACCAACAATATCAAAACATTGTTAGATAATCAAGACCAACAATACAACCAATTTGTCCAATTTGTAAATAAATCATCTGCATTGGTTGAAGGACAGCCCATTAGACCTATTGATTACGATGATTTTCATTTTCGCGTTTCATACAGTAACGAAGAAACAATAAACAAAAATACCGATCGTATTGTTCGTAATATGGTTGATGAATGGGATAAATCCAAAAAAATATTTCGTTATATTAATCGTGTTACATTTAGACATGATGATTATCCTATCAATGTTGATATTAGTATTGTAAAAAATTCAAAAAGAGAAAACAATAGTTTTCGTTTAAAGACCACTTATCGTTTAGATGATTCTGGTGTTTTCAATAATCCAGAAACATATGAAATTGAATTAGAAGTGGATAACACTCGCATTGGTCCAGGTACTGATTTTAATAGTCCAGAGTTGATATTAAACGCCTTGAACAAAACCATCAAATTTGTGTTGATGGGTTTACAAGGAACCAATTTCCCAGTTTCTTACACACAACAAAATATGGTTTCTCGATCTTATCTAAAACTATTATACAGTGAAAAATATGCAAATGCGAATTCTAGTGCAGTGAAAAAAGATTTGGATGCCGAAGTGGAAAACAAACGAATATATCCTAGCGATTTTATTGGTCCATCATCCTATACACTTCAGTTGCAAAATATTATTCCTATCAATGAAAATATGAATGTTCCTAACATTAGAGAGAATTTTGTTGTTACAGAGAAAGCGGACGGGGAACGTCATTTGATGTTTATTTCAGAAGATGGTAAAATATATTTGATAAACACCAATATGAACATCATATTTACTGGTGCTGTAACAAAAGAGAAAAAAATAATGAATTCCTTACTGGATGGAGAACTAATATACCACAATAAAAACGGTGCTTTTATTAACTTATATGCAAGTTTTGATATTTATTATTTGGGTGGAAAAGATCTACGTGCTTTGCAATTTGTACCATCCAGTTTTGGCGTTGAAGGTGAAAAAAATAACGATTACCGATATGTAATATTAATGAAAACAATAGAGATGATGCAACCAAAATCAGTCGTAAATTCTGATTATGCCTCACCAATGCGTATTGAATTTAAAAAATTTTATCCTTTTACGAGCGTGTTGTTACAACAACAACAACAACAACAACAAAAAAAGACAACTCAAGTAGATGACATTTCCATATTCGAAGCATGTAATATTATTATGCAAAAAATAAATGATGGACTATTTGAGTATAATACAGATGGGTTGATTTTTACACATACATCCTTTGGTGTTGGTTCCAATCAAATTGGACGCGCTGGAAAATTAAGCAAAGTAACCTGGGAATATTCATTCAAATGGAAACCCCCACAATATAATACAATTGATTTTCTGGTAACAACAAAGAAAAACAAAAACGGCGAAGATTTAGTTACAACTATCTTTGAAGATGGTACAAATATGTTGATCCTGAATCAATTGACACAATATAAAACGCTAGTGTTGCGCTGTGGTTTTGATGAAAAAGTACATGGATATTTAAATCCATGTCAAGACGTTATCGATGATAATTTACCTGATTTTGAAAGACAGGGTAACAACCAGAACAACAAAGACAATGAATCTGGTTATAAACCCGTCCAATTTTATCCATCGAATCCCTATGATCCTATGGCAGGATTATGTAATATTATTCTTAAAAAAGATGACACTGGTAATGAACAAATGTTTTCAGAAGAGAATGAAGTATTCGAAGATAATACGATTGTCGAGTTTCGGTATGATTTATCAAGAGAAGGCCAATGGAGATGGGTACCATTACGCGTACGTTATGATAAAACATCAGAGTTTAGACGAGGTATAAAAAACTATGGTAATGCTTATCATGTTGCAAATAGTAATTGGTATTCAATTCATAATCCAATTTCAGAAGAAATGATATCAACCGGTCAAGATATTCCGGATGAAATTGGTGGTGACGACGATGTTTATTATAATCGTATTGGTGCAAATTCAAACAATCAAACAAAAGCTATGCGAGACTTTCATAATTTGTTTGTTAAAAAAATATTAATCAAAAGCGTAGCAAACAAAGGAGATACTCTTATCGACTTTGCATGTGGTAAAGGGGGTGATTTCTCAAAATGGATCAATGCAGAATTATCATTTGTTTTTGGAATTGATATTTCAAAAGACAATTTGGAAAACAAATTAGATGGTGCATGTGCCAGATATCTCAACTACAGAAAAAAATTCAAACATATACCGTATGCATTATTTGTAAATGGAAATAGTGGATTGAATATTAAAAATGGTTCCGCAATGATGAATGATAAAGCCATTCAAATTACCAAAGCTATTTTTGGAGAAGGAGTAAAAGATGAATCAAAATTAGGTAAAGGCGTCACACGTCAATTTGGTAAAGGAGAGAATGGTTTTTCAGTATCATCTTGTCAATTCGCATTGCATTATTTCTTCAAAGACAAAGATATATTACGTGAATTTTTAAAAAATGTAGCAGAAACTACTGCTTTGAATGGATATTTTATCGGAACATGCTATGATGGTAAATTAATATTTGATGCGCTTAAAAACGTAGAAAAAGGAAATGGAATACAAATCAATGATAGTGAAAACAAAGTGAAAATTTGGGAAATTAAAAAGGATTATGATGACGAAAAATTCCCAGATGACAGTAATTGTGTGGGATATAAAATAGATGTTTTCCAAGAATCAATTAATCAACTGATTTCTGAATATTTGGTTAATTTTGATTATTTGAATCGTTTGATGGAAAATTTCGGTTTTAAAATAGTATCACGTGAAGAAGCAAAACAAAAAGGATTACCAGAAGGTAATGGTTTATTCAGTGAATTGTATATGGTTATGTTAGAGGAAATGAAAAAGAATAAATATACTGGAATGGGATCAGAATACGGTGAAGCAAAAAATATGACGAGTTATGAAAAAAAGATTTCGTTTTTGAATAGATATTTTGTATATAAAAAAATAAGACATGTGAATACAAGCAAAGTAATGATCGATGATGATGATATTGAGGTATATGAAAAAGAAGAAGTTGCACCAGAAAATAACAATATAGAACTTTCCATTAAAGAAGTTGTATCTGTGCCAGAATCAATTGTTTTGGAAGCACCTAAAATAAAAAAATCAAAGGATCAATCAACCGCAAAACCTACAAAAAAATTAAAGCAAAAAATGATTATAGAAGAATAAAATTCAGTGACAACAGTAAAAATTAATAATACATACAGATAATACTTAAATATTTACAACTAGTAACTGTATATAGTTATATATATATTACATTACAATGAATTATTATATGTTACCAAAAAATAAAAATACAATTATATTTAACATAGAATTTAGACCGTTTTCACCCAAATTATATATTTCTCATAGCTTACACAATTATATTTCAAAATTAATTAAATTAATAAACTCTATTGTATCGAGTAACGTTTGCGATGTTAACAATAATACTGCGGTTACACATATAAATACACACAATAATGAACAATTTGAAAATATAAAAAATATTATACATCCATATAAATTTATATATTCGCATGTTCCAAATACATCTATTTCAGTTAGTAAATTAAAGCCGTTTTCCAATACATTTTATGATTTTATAGAAATAATTAAATCTTTGAATATATTTGAGTTATATGCAAATAAAAAAATAAATACATTATTATTTGGTGAAAACAGTTATGCAATCATGGAATGTATGGACATTATTCGAGAAGATTATAATGATAATTACAATTATATCAATGATCTAAAAAATTACTATTTTATCATTAATAGCAATGATATACAAAAAAAGAGTATCGATTTTTTATTTTATGATTTATTTGTAGAAAACAATGGTACTACAATAGTGAATGTGAATCATAATTACAATATTATCATAAAGATATTACACAGCATATTTTGTTATCAAAACATACATGGTATATGTATAATTAAAGCGGGAGATTTATTTTACAAACCAATAATAGATTTATTATATATTTTATCAAACTCATACAATAATATTTATATTATTAAACCTATTACATCGGATATAACAAATAATGAAAAATACATAGTATGTAAAGATTTTAGTATTCATGATAATAATTTAGAACTATATACACAGTATTTATTGGAATTTATTAAGAATGACAATACGTTATTAAATGATATTATTAATAACAATATGAATAGTAGTGACATTCATTTACACAATATCATTAAAAATGATATACCCAATCACTTTCTAAATAAAATAGAAGAATTAAATATTATATTTGGAAACAATCAGTTAGACGCATATAATTCAATGTTAAATTTAATGAGGCATAAAAATAAAGAGGAGAAAATAGATTCAATCAAAAAAATAAATATTCAAAAATCAATTCACTGGTGTGAAAAAAACAATATACCTCATAATAAATTTATCGAAAAACTAAATATTTTTTATAATCATTATGTTGAACCTACTAAAAAATAGATCTATTGTTTTGTATTGAATAACATTATATAAACTTGTACGTTTATATAATGTCGAATTGTGCTCGTACACGGGTTCGAACCGTGGACCTTCGGCTCATAAGACCAACGCTCTAACCAACTGAGCTATACGAGCTTCAAACAACATGATTTTTGAATTTCCATGTTATATATGTATGTTATTTATCTTTATATGTTTTACAAATCAACAATAGTTGAACCAACATTATTGATATAATTAACGGGTGATTTTGCGACACTACTACAACTTTGTTTATTTTGTAAATACTGTGTATATAAATAAGGATTACATATAGGAGCTTTATTTTTATATATAAAAGGTACTTCTGGAACGCCTCCTAATAATGCGGTTGGCCCAATTCCTAAATAAATACCTTGTTTTTGTTCTTTGTTATAACCCGCTATATTTTTTTCTATTGTATTAACATTTAATTTTAATGTTCTAGTGCTACTTGTAACCGCGCCTTGATATGCAAATTGAGGGTTACTAGGTTTATACACTACTAATTTGCATCCTTTTGGATTACTTGGACCCGAAAAAGGAACACCATAATATGGATTATTTATGTATTCATAGAATATTCTAATCGCTTTTTCTCTCGAAGTGTCGTCGGAAATGCTTTTTAAAAACTCTGCAAAGTCTTTGAAATTGTTAATGTTCTTGTGGTTGAACTCATTTATTTCTTGAGGTGTTAATAATTTTTGATTTGTTATTAGAATAAACAATACCTTTATTAAATAAATTTCAGATGATTCTAATAATTCACTATTTGGTTGACAATTTGCAACATAAGTGTTTGCATTGATTAATGCTAACTCTCCTCCTGGTTTTAAAAAGGTTGCACTATTGTTATTGCCATATTGTAGTGCTTCAATTGCATTATAAGGGTCATTTGATGCATTTATATTTTCAGCAGTTTTAATATCAGTTACACCTACTTCAGCACTGCGTAAGAAATTAAATACGCGTTGATCATATGTTTGACAACGATTTTGACGATATTGTTGCAAAGTAGTATAATAATTCTTTGATAAATTTGTACTAGCATATACTACTCTTCTTCTCGCTTTTTTCTCTTCATTACAACAAAATGTAGGTGTTGTTGTCACAGCATTAGGATTTTCAGTAATATATGGCTTGTTTGGTTTGTAAGAAGCAACTACTCCAATACCATTGCAAATCTGGCAATTTTTATCTAATTCAGTAATATTATTAATTTCTGTTTCTGAATTTTGTTTTATTGAAAATGCACCCGGATTATCAATCATTTGTCTTATCAAACTACCTTTTGTCGATGATTTCACTGCTCTACTCATGTTTCTTGATATTAATAATGCTTGGGGACTACTAGGATCTAAATGCGGAATTACAGTACCTTTTCTGTAAATTTTTAAAGGACGTGGTAATCCAAATTTTTGAGGATAATAATTGGTAGGATCAAGATTCGTTAATGGACGAATATTACCTGATGTTGTACCTATTGGAAAACTATTCGGTCCAGTTCCTTTCCATGGTACATATGGAACTGCACCATTATATACAGATCGATTGTTATAACTTGACATTCCTAATGGATAATAAGCAGTTGACATTTTATTTTAGAAATATACTTATATATACTTTGTTATATAATAATTATAATATACTTTATATATACTTTATATATACTTTATATAATAAATATCAAACATATAAAATGAAAAATGTCATTAGTAAAAAACACTTCAGTAACATGTGTATTTTCATTTTAATTGTATTATTTTCATGCTTAATAATTTACCAAATATATTTAGCAATCACCTATAAAGAAGATAAATATTACTCTAAATTAGTAGAAGGTTTTACTATGGCTAATATTACACCTCAAGGAACTATTTCATGTGATAATACATCAAGTTTGCCTAGTAATTTTTATAATAAAATTATTACAGACATAAGTAATATTGAAACAATATATAATAATGTTACTAATATAGGGAATCAAGTGAATGGAATGATAAATACCAACAATGCGAATTCATCCAATACACCTATCAATACAATAACTTTGAGTAATATAGAATCTCCCAATACAATTACACCAGTGTCAAACGCATATAATTTTTGTAATGCAATTAACACAAACGGTTACAATATAAACACTATAAGTGAAAATATACAAACAATTTTTACTACTCTAAAAGAATTTCCCAATGGAGATTCTGCAACAGCCAATACTACATTTGCTAGTTTAACGAATGTTAACAAAATTCAATGTCAAAATGAACAAAATGTACCAATAAGTTCAGTTTGTCAAAACGAAAATGCAAATATTAATAATATTAATACACTACATGGAAATACAATAAGTTTAAATAATGCTTTTTCATCAACACAAACAGCTACACAAACACAAACAAATAATCAATATAATTCCGCACAAAAAATATCTGAAACTGCGGGTGTAAAAATGAACTAATTTATTTATGAATAAAATTTGCATTGACGACAAATTATAATATTTAATCAATATATAATATTATATTGATTAACAATTTATAAAATAAAATGTCAGGAACTCCAAGCGGACAAGGTATTTATTCTTCTGTACCTACCTATGATTATCAATCATTTATAAAGACTCCAACTCAAAAAAATGTTAATAATAATCAAACTTGGAAACAATTTGATTATAATCTTGACGTTGCTGGTGACTATGTAGATTTTATAATGAGTGATCAAGATAGTGTAACTACAACTGGTAGTTCATTAGGAATGAATTATTTATTGGATACAAATACACAATGCACTGCAACTGACTTAAATAATGCTAGTGTAGAAAGATATACTTATATTAATTCAAACATTCAAAGTGGAATGTTGGATAGTATAATTCAAGATATTGAAACCGCGTTTAATGCTAATAATTTAACGTTAGCGTTTACACCTTCGATTGATTGTCAAGGGGTCACGTTACAAACTATAGATGAAAACAATCAAAGTGGGTTTGGTACGGCATGGGTCGCTACATCAGAAATATCCAATATTAATCCATGTCAATTTCAAAATGGTACAAATCCAGTTACAAATGTAACGTGTGGAGAGTTTTTCACTAATTACAGCGATGCTAAATATGATAATAATTTAATATACGATAACAAAAAGAAGAAAGACAAAGATGCTATTGAATCCGTTTATTTAACAGGGATTATGGTATTTGGATTGTATTTAATTTATTGTTTTATGAAAAAAACAAAGTAAATGTTTTTGTTTTTACTTGTATGAATTATGAATTATTAATTACTAAAACGCCAAGCAGGATATGGCGTTTGACCATACATCTGATCTGGACGAGGACCTACAGCATTAATATTTGATATTGGACTTGCTGTAAATGCTAGTGAAGATTTTTCAATGCCAACTGGACCATCCATACAACTATTTCCCCCTCTATGTTTGTATATACGTCTTCTTCGTTTTGTTTTCTTCAATGATTTTCTTTTACCACCTTTCATAGATTTATTACTTAATTTTGCACGTAATTTTGCAATTGCAACTGAATTGTTGCTATATTTTTGTTGATTACTACTGTTAGTATTGGTTGATTTAGATAAAGAAGACGTTGATGCTGATGTTGTTTTTGGTTGAGGGATTGATTTTGAAATAATATTACCATCACCCTGATTAGTAGTTGTCGTTGGTTTTGTAATTGAATGCAATGAATCCTTTGCATTTTCAAACATTTTTGTAAAAAATCCTTTTGTTTTATTTGTAGCATTTGATGTATCATTTTTAACTTTATTGAAAACATTTGTTGTAGTATTTTCTATATCTTTATTAGTATCACCAATAACGTTTTCTGTTGAATTTTTTAAGGAATCGAAAGTATTCTTTGATTTGGTAGTAAACTCATTAAAATCACCAGTCAATTTAGAAGTTGTTGCGTCTGTTGCATTTTTTAAATTTGTAAAAAGCCCACTTATTCTTGAAGACAAATCAGATGTTTTGGTAGGTACTTGACCATTTGGACTATCACCACCCCATTTTAAAAATGGTATTTTCATACCACAACCACATTTTTTGGATTTATAAGATTTTTTTTTACCATACTTTCTTTTACGAATGGATTCATTCTTTTTTGACCGCATCTAATTATAATTAACGAATAGTATTTTTAATTATAATATAAGAAGAAATTAATTATTTGTTATTTATTTCTTGCCTTTAATTATGCTTTTGTATAACCAAAGTGCTAAAAATGCGCCTAATATTTCAACAATACAGTAAGGAACAATGGCTGTTTTTGGAATCTTTCCAGCCATACCCATACCAACAGCTACTGCAGGATTAAATGCTCCACCAGATATTTTTCCTCCAATTAATACTATAATTGCTAAAGTAGCACCGATAGCTAAATAATTTCCAGTATATAAAACAACAAAAACGAGAAGCGCGGTTCCTAAAAATTCAACTAAATACTTATTCATTGTCTATGTATGTACGTTATATATTATAACACAACAAAAAAAAATATAAAACACAAAGTTAACACCTTTGAATAATTAAAATAGAGCATCACTAATAACAATAATCAGTTAAAATGGTCATCGGTTTAATAATTTTGTCTTACTAATGATCCCCATGCACAAACTTGTCCATTTCTTAAAGAGTAATTATATATAGAACCTTTTTTAGCAGGAGCAGTACAACCACCCGCACGTGTAATACGCAATGCATTTTTAACATCATTTTTATTGTAGTTTTTATAACTCAATGGGACAGAATTTGGTAATCCTGTTTTTAACGAACTTTTCCCAACATTAATTCGCTTTCTAGCGGACGTGTAGAGTGAAGAACATACTGGTTGATTGTATTTTGCATACAATGGTTTTCCAGTAATAGGATCTACTGGAATATAATTAAAACTAGGGGATGGATAAAAGTCGTTCGTATTAACATCTTTTGGATAAACGCCATATGGATTATTTAATTTTGTTGCTGTTCTAATATATTCTCTTCTTGCATTTGAAAACTGACTAGCACCATCCGATGGATAGAATTGAGGAGGATTAGGATGTTTTCCTGTTAAAACGCCATAACTGTGATAAGGCATTGCACATGGATAATTCGATGTAGTTAATGGACCATAAACTGGTGTAACTATAATATCGTCAAATTGTGTCATAATATTTTTATTAGGGTACTTGTATAATGGTATGTTATTATATTATAAATAAATATATTATAATAATATATTTATTTTATTGTATATTGTATTTTTTCTAGATTATTGTCTTCTAGATCTTCTCCATGCACTTTGTGAAGCTGAATGTTGATCACCACCATATGAATAATCATTGTAATTATAATTAATTGCTTTTTGTTTTAAATAAGTAGTATAATTAGAACTATCATATACATATTTAACATTACATGCTGCAGGAGGAACACCAGTTCCATCACACAAATATTGAATTGCACCAAACCGTTGTTTTAATCCAAACATTCCAGGGCGACTTTGAAATGTTTGACATGAACCACCACAAGTATAGTTATCTCTACATAAAAGATCTCCAGAATTAGTAACAGCACGAAAGGGAGTTTGAATTGTTTTTGCTTTTGTATTCCATTTATTTGCGCCTTTTGTGTTCCATGCATTGGTAAGTGTAAATCTTGTCTGTGCATACAAATCATTATTATCTACGTCTTGGACAGGTGGAGGAATAAAACCTTTAATTGGACCACCTAAATACGGACTTTTTAGGTTTCTTGATTGAGGATACATAAACATTCCATAGTTAGAAGTATAACTTCCTGATATAGGATTATTAAGACCAACTGATGACATTTATTTATAATTGATTTACCAAACTATATATATTTATGAATATAATTTAATTGTGAATATAATTTAATTATGAATTATAAATAAAAAATGGAATAAAGTAAACAGAAACAACTAACAAAATTAAATTAGAATTTAATGAGTATGTTGCAAAATTAGAACTTAAAAAACTCGCTAAAATAATCGATGTAACACTTTCTGTTGATGTTCTATAACTAATATCATCAGTATTAATATCTAAATAATTAAATACCTTGAAACCTGATGATATTTTATGAGAAAATAGTAAGTAATAAAAAAAATCATATACTAATTGAACGATAACAGATAAAAAAGTAAATCTATATACTGTAAATTGATTAAATATCAAGGTATAAAAAAAACGAGTCATTATTATCACTATCATCATGGTTGATATACTCCACAAAGATAGAGTAAAAGTATATTTTTCATGCCATAATTTAAGAGCATCTGTATTTCCTATTGTTAAATATAATGTAAAATAGGCAATATAGACAATAGTTAATTCAGCATTAATACAACCATTTAATATAGGTAAATAATCACTTATCTTATAAAAATTAGATATATCCCCATATTTCATTATTGTTTTTCTTGTATTGGATTGGTTGGATTGGTTGGATTGGTTGGATTGGTTGGATTGGTTGGATGAGCTATTTGTTGAATCATTGGAATTCATCATTAATAAAAAAAATATAGAATATGTTTTAATTATAATATCATGTTATTATTTTTCTAAATAATATAATTTTAATTGATTCTTTAGAATTGTTCTTTAGAATGGTATTATAAATGTTCTGTTATTATTCTAGGAACAACATTCATCGATTGTAACTCATGAAATATTAATTTACATGCATAAGGTATTTTTACTAATGCAAAATCCGTTCTATTATCACAAGTTTTACAATGGTGAATGGATGAATTACTATCGTCGTTATATGCGGATATTAACCCACAATGTTTGCAAACATGCACTTCATATTTATCAGATGAATAATACATTCTATCTTGTGTAAATCTCGACGCACCATGTGAAACCATGCAATCTCTTTCCATTTCACCAAAACGCAAACCACCATCTCTTGATCTACCTTCAGCTGGTTGTCTAGTAAGATTCACCATTGGACCAATCGATCTACTATGTGTCTTATCATTTACCATATGTTTCAATCTTTGATAAAATACAGGACCCATAAAAACACTACATTCTACCTGTTCGCCTGTTAAACCATTATGTAATAATTCATTACCGTGTGCTTCATAACCAACTTTTAGCAATTCTTTACAAATATCTTTTACTTCGAAATCACCAAAAGATGTACCATCTCCAAATAATCCTAACGACAACAACGTTTTTCCTAAAACTGTTTCTTTTAATTGACCGATTGTCATTCTACTAGGAATAGCATGTGGATTAATAATAATGTCTGGTTTTAAGCCGTCCTTTGTAAATGGCATATCTTCCTCTGGAATAATGTTACCAATCGTACCTTTTTGTCCATGTCGAGATGAAAATTTATCTCCTATTACTGGTTTCCTAACGATTCTTAATTTAACCTTGGCAAAATTATAACCATCACCATTTCTGTCTATATAATTTTTGTCAATATATGTTTCTTCATTTGTTCTATATATTTTACTTTGGTCTTCAAATTTTATTATTTTAGTGTGATCATTTCTGTTTTCCTTAATAGGTGTAATTTTCGATATAATGATATCTCTATTTTCAACCAAGGTGTTTTCTGGAATAACACCCTTATTATTTACTTTATTGTAATTTCCGAATTTCATTCCTTTTGTTTTACTAGGATCTGGTTTGCAACGAATTTCTTCGTCACCATTAATACGTTGTTTATCTTCATCTTTTTCTGTATGATAAATTGTAGCAATAAATAACCCTCTGTCAATGGAACCTTTATTAAACAGCAACGAATCTTCTTGATTATATCCTGTGTGAGTCATAATAGCAACAATTACGTTTGTACCGGATGGAATTTTATTCAATTGAATCATATTCATAACTCGTGTATCAACCAACGGACGGGTTGGATAATTTAATACATAAGCTGTTTTATCCATACGATTCTCGTAGTTAGTAACATAAACACCCATTGCTTGTTTTCCTTGCGCACAATTACTTGATAAGAAAT